CGTTAGTACCAGCGCGGAGTGTTGCCATAGCAACCTTGTCAATAGAATCAGCAAGGTTGTAAGCAATGATGTTTGCGATTGCTGGGTCTACATCAGCAAGGCTGAAGAGTTCCAACGCACGAGTTACAAGAACTGAATTACCGTACTCATTAAGAGTAATGGTTACAGATGTCGGTGTTGATAGACCAACTGCATCTGGGTCAGTATCTTCGGTGAGAGCAGTTGTTGCTGCTGTTAGGTCAACATAACGTTGTAGAACAACGGTTGAACCTGGGATTGCCTGGCGAGCAGGACGCTTATCTGCGACTGAACGAACGAGTGGTTCAGAGCGAAGCGCAAATTCTAGAAGACGGTCATACGCCTTCTGAACTAGACCTGCAGCACCAGCGGTACCTCCGAGAGAGGAAGAACCTGTTGATACATAGGCGTTAGCCATTTTGCGTCACCTCCAAGTGACTATGAACGAATTAGGATTGAGAACGGAGGAACGCTAACAACTCATCTGCACTTTGCGCATTGTCCAGTTTTATTGATAGTTCATCTGTTCTATCAGGCATAACACCGCCCTGCGTTACTATGTCTTGTTGACGTAGTGTTGCAAGATTTTGTTGCTGTTGATTACTTTCAACCTGTGGTTCATAACCAATCAAGTCTCCGTTATCACGGAGCCAGTTGTTTAAAGAATCCTCTGATACTTCATCCAGGTCTTTCAAGATAATCCGAGCAGCCTTGGTATTGATGCCTTTGTTTTCTAGGACTTCTTTGACAACACGTTCACGACGCTCCTTGTTAAAGTTTTCAAGTTGCTCAGTGAGTTCCTTAATACGCTTTTCATCTGCTCGCTTTGCCTTGCGAAGTTTCTTCACAAGTTCATCGCCAACTAGATTTTGTTCTGTATCTAGGTCGTCGTCTTCTTCATCCCAGTAGTTGTTGCTCATAGCAACCACCCTTTCTATTTGTAGTTAGTCGCAAGCCACAGTGCTACCCAGGGGAAAGTAGTCTGGCTCTTGCTACCAGTCTTATACGCTGACGGGGCTGGTCGGTCCGTTCAGGAAACTTAAATTAAACCTGCTGAACCTCTGGTTAGAGAAGTTCTGCCTGTTCCAGCGCCACCGCTGAAACTACTTATCTCACGACCACGAAGTCTTTCTTCAGCACGTTTAGCAGAAGCAGTACCTTTAAACTCTGCTTCTTCGGCTAGACCTTGTGTGTAGTTAATTCCTTCTTCTTTGTAAAACTTACTAAGGTCAGTACCTCTAGGAAGATTTTGCGCAATAGTTGCATAACCCTCTTGAGCACGGGCTTTAGTAATACCCATCTTGGCAAAGGCAGAAGCAGAAGCAAGGCTGGCTTGTAAACCTAATCCTGCGGCAACGCCACCAATTTCAGCAGCCTTAACCTTCTCTTCAAGGACTGGTAATCCTTCTTTAGGATTAAGAAAGTAATTAACTAAATCATTATCTGTAATTTTATAAAAACTGATAAGAGTAGACTTAACATATGGGTCTGCCATATTAACTCTATTTACTGCTAGGTCAATACGGTCTTTAAACTCAGGATAATTAATATCATTACCTATAAACTCAGCCATTCTTGCATTGCGTTGTTTACGGTCAATCCCAAAATAATTTTGCAATCCATAAGAGCGTAGCGCCTCATCATAAGAATTTTCCAAAGCAAGATAAGTAGCCTCATCTAATACATTCTTGCCAGAGGCTCTGCGCATTTCATTACCAGCAAAGCGAGTCTTATATGCCTGAGTTTCTTTTAGTTCTACTGTAGCCTGTTTAGAACCAATACCTTGTTCCATATAACGTTTAATATTCGGAACAAGTTCCTCTAATCCGTAATCTTTGAAGACAGACTCCAGCAGCGCATAGGCATCTATATATTCTTTATCAGCCTGTGGTCCAGCACCTTTCATAAGAACCTGTGTAGAGCCATCAGAAAAGAAACCAATAACATCACCAGTCTTGAGGTCTGTTTTAGTTTCTACTAAAGTTTTAGTAGTTGTTGTGCTACCATCAGTCTTATTACCGTCAGTCTTACTACCATCAGTATTATTATCAGTTGAACTAGTAAATAATGTAGTGTAAGATTTTTTTAAAGTTTCAGCAGTTGGTTTTTGTCTCCACTCAAATCCACCACCAGGTAGATTAAATGCGTACCATTCATAACCTTGCTTTAATCCTTCTGTTGGAGGAGTACTTATCTGTCCAGCAGAACCAGGTTTAGTGACAATTTTTCCTTGAAGACCCGCTGCTAAACGAGCATCTAATGCTTCTTGTAAACCTTTTTGAGCATCTACTTGAGCAGGACTAAGACCTGTCTTAGGGTCTCTTACATAATAAGGGTCTGGTTTTATTTCTTCAACTACTGGTCTTGCAGATGCTTCTTGAATTCCACTTAGTCTTGTGGTGTCTACCGTAGGACCGCCACTTGCTTTTTGTTGAAGAACGGCTAAATTTTCCTGTGCTTCTAAAAGCATAGCCTTAAGTTTATTTTGACTAATAGAAGGTGTTGTTGGTTTCTTTGCCATTATGCCATCACCCCAAATGAACGAAGAATCTCAATCGCATAATCAGCAGCCTCTTCTCTAGCCCCTCTAGTTTCAAGCCATTTTTGTTTTGTTTTAGGACTAGTGCGTAATAAGGTTTGATATTGATTTACAGACATAACACCTTTTCCGCTTTCATTCTTAAGTGCTGTTTGAATATCTTCATCAAAAATACTGTAAGCATTATCTGGCGTTTCCAGAATTTGTCCTTTGTAATATGCAAATTGTGATGCAATATCTTTTGGCTTTACCCCAGAATCTATTAGTTCGCCAAGATTAGGATAAAAAGCCTTAGCCATATTTTTAATAGAGTTTTTCTGGGCGTCCAATCTACCAGTAGTTAGAGTTCCACCAGGTTTCATACCTGTCATAACCTTGTCATATGCTTCTTGGGTAGATAACTTAATACCATAATCAGAAGCATATTCTTTTAGTTCAGATACATCACGAGCAATACGACCATCACCTGCCGTAAGTTTTTCAAGCGGCGTACCAGCCAAACGTTTCTTTAAAACCGTAGAACGGATACGGTATAAATCCATCTCATCAAGGGCTTCACCAGTTACTACCTTATTACCCTTATCATCTACGACAGTTTTTACTTTAGCCTTTTTTTGTTCCGCTACAAGAAGTTTGTAATATTCTTCTTTCTCAGCATCAGTAGCGCCTTCATTTAATAAGTCAATATAGAACTCATCTAGTTGTTGATATGCTTCTTCTTTGCTGGTTATATATGTACCAGTAGCATCTTTATCTTCTGTAGTTACTGTACCAGTTTGACCACCTAACCATTTAGTTAGATTAGCAACCTTGGTGTTGGAAAGAATTGGATTATTAACAAAGTTCTGAACTACGTTTGTAGAAAATCTACGACCAGCATCTGCAATAGCATTATTAAAAGAGTTTACATCCTTGGCTTCATATTCTTTTTTAGATAAGAAACCTTTGGTGTATAACGACTTACGAAGCGCCTCAAGCCCTCCAGAAGAGGTAGCATCTTTGATAATCTTGGCTACATAGTCTTCAATATCTACAGGACTAAGATTGCCTTTACTATCTACATAAAGAAATGTTTCTCCATTAGGACCATTTAGTATCCAACGTGAGCCTGACCACGTTACTTTAAATTTAGCAGTATCGCCAATAAAGTTATTCTTCCAAGATGCCAAGTCAGCATTAGTTGCTTCTACAGTTCCTGGAATATTACCTTCACGGATATCCGTAGGTCCTGGTGCACTCTTCATTACTTCTGCCATTGCTTACTATCTCCTAAAAGCAACTTGTGTGTCACGGGAATAGAAATCCAGAATCGGCTGAAAGACCGCTCTGTTTGCTTCTCTTACTGCTGGGTCCATAGAAATTAAATCATTTAAGAACTGCTCTATAGCCAACTTCTTTTCACGCTTAGCGTCTACAAAGTTCCACATAGTGCGGTTCTGCTCATTGGTTGCAAAGATAATATATTCACGCATTAACTTTGTAGCCAATGCCATCTTCTCACGGGTAGGGTTTGATATCGGGGTATTTTTATTAATCAAAGCCTGTTCCATCTTAGATAACAAATCTTCTTCTGAAGATACTTCCCAACCGCCAGTCTCTAAAGACTCCTTAAGTAAAGGATTAGAAGCCTTAAGTAAAGCACGGTCACGTGCAGCCTGGTCAATAATCTGACGGCGCTTAACTACACTGACCTCCCTAGCCAAAGCCTCATTAGTCTCACGCTCAATTTGGAAGTAAGCCTGTTTAGCCTGAGATACTTGAACTCGCTTGAGATAACTCTCTAGGTCTGGCTGAGATACTAGGTCTTGAGATTCTAACCAAGCATAAACAGATGAATTAAATTCTCCTGTTTGCGGAGCAAAGATAAGTGCTGCATCGCCATACTGGCTAATGAACTGTTTATTCTTAATAGACCAGTCTTGTACTTCTTTTGTTTTCTGTAGAATGACTGCAGTATTACGGTCATTTCTAGAAACTGTATAAACCAACTTGCCTGGGTTCTTGCCAATAAATGTAGCAATAGCCAACTCATACGGGTCAAAGACATCTTCACTTTCAGTCTTTGCAATACCTTCTAGAATGTCATAGAAAGTTCCACGCAATGTTGGGATACCAACTGCCTTATAGTACTCAGGAACACCTTTGCCTTCACGCATAGTAGGTGATACAGGAGAAACCATTCCTAGTATTGCTCGTATAGCAATAACATTATGCGATGCAATTCTTACATCCCGCACAAATTTATCTACCTGTACAGGGTCATTAGGGTCTGGCATCTTATAACCAAAGGCTTGCATATATGAAATAGCCTGAAATGCTGCAGTAGTTTCTTGACGGTCCTTCTCATCTTTTGGCAATAAAGCCCAAAGATTCTGTAAGAACAAAGGAACTACAGCCTTCTGCAAGGTAAGACTGTCACCAATATTACCAAGAGCAAAGTTATCTATTGCTTCACCAGTCTTGATAGCACCAGGCTTAAGTTGTCCTGGTAGATATCCAAGTAATGATTTAAACCCAAGCATTGATATTGCTGCAATCGGACCACTAAGACTTGGCTGTCCTGCATCAGGAGCAAAGGATGGATTGATAAGACGCAGTTTTAGTGTGATGTCATTGAACTGTGGAACTTTAAAAGAACCACCAGTGATAGCACGGACTACTGGTTCAACTGCTGAGTTGATGATAGTATCCGTAGGCAAGACTACATATGGCTCGCCCTTTTCGTCTTCATAAACTTCACCACGTGCATTTAAACCTTGATGTGCTAAACGCATACGATAGATAACTTGCAATGGCTTCTCACGCATCAAGCGGTAGTAACGTCGCCAGAAATCTTCAGTGGCACGGTAGAAACGGGCTACAGTTCTAGTGTTCATTGCTAGATTAGAACGGATAGCAGGGTTATCGGCAAACTTTAAAACCGAATCTACTGCTTCATTCATAGCAATTTCAGCATAACGCTTCTGCGCCATCTGCTCTGCTTCATCCATAAACTTATCCATAATTGCTGGATTAGCATTGGCGTATGGCTTAGCAGCCATCTTTTCTTTAAATACCTTCTGAGCAAACTCACGCTCTAGCCCAGCATAACCCTCACGCAAACGTGAGTATGCAATCATTACTGCTGGTTGGCGGTATAGACCCGTTACCTGACGGTCCATCTGCTCCATAATTGCATTGCCAAACTTTTCCCACATACTAGGTAGGTCTTCAGATGGAACAAAACCATCAAACTCTATACGGGTATTGATATCACCCATCGGCTTATAGCCATCAGTTGCTTTCTCAAAGTCTTGGAAAGACAAACTAGAAGAAGCCTTAGACCACTTACTATTTACTTTCTTACCTGATGTCTTTTCGTACTTAACAAGGTCATTATATTTGCTACGAACTGCATCTAGTAGCGCCTGATTAAACGCGCTAGGTCCACCGTGAAAAGTATTACGCATATCTAGTAACATAGTTTCTGCGTGGATGCGAGCAATCTCTGCATCAGGTAGTTTATTCTGACGGAAGTAAACACTATCGCCAAACAAACTAAGAAACTCTTTAACGCTTACTGGGTCTTTGACTAGGTATTGCTTAGTAACAAAGTCCCACTCAACACCAACTGCACGGAGTAAATCTGTTCTAGCAGTAGCAAAATTGCTTGCTGTACGTAGCCCATCATTGGCAAAAAACACAGCGGCTGGGTCTAGAACTCGGTTAGCAGTACCAGTTATAGACGGAACGCTACGCTTATTGTTAACAAACTGTAGATACCAAGCATCATAATGCGCTAGCGTTAACCACTTTTCATTAGCAGCACGTAGTTCACGGGTTGAAATAGCGCGGAATCTACGTCCAGTTTTGAGCCCAGCATCATTTAATGCCTGAGTAAGCATAGAAGGTGTGAAGATAGCATCTAAAATCTGCTGGTCAAAAGCACCTGATAGCGATGTACGGGCTGATAGTGACTGAGCCATAG